GTGATGGTCAGGGTCTTTTCCTCAAGGGTGCCGTCAGCGGTGAATTCTCCAGAATCCCCGCCGCAGTCCGTATCCGCGCCCGGAGCTGCTCCTGCTTCATCGAAGTATGCCTCCACCGTGACAACGGGGCTGTCAGCCACTTCCGCTCCCGCCTTGATGATCGTGCCCATGAGATGGAGGACCACGTCTTTGGTGTCGTCATAGTCCTGGGGCATGACAAACTGTGCCATGATGTCCGTCGGATTTGCCCCCGGATTCCACCTGATGGCCATTGCCTTGCTGCTCATCTGGGCCCAGCCGTCGACGGACCCGTCAACGAATGCGGCGAGGACGGCGCCTGATTCCAGCCTTATCTCGGACGGCGCGATGGTATACTGGGCGGTCTTGATGCCTTTCATGATCTCCACGAGGGCTGCCTCGACGGTAGCACCGGTGATGATTTCTCCCGTGTCGGCGACGCTGACCGTGCCGGCGGTCGTGGCCTTCACGTTCCACGGCGCCACCTCGATGACCTGGCCTTCTGCGGCGGCCTCCAGGGAGATGCCCTGTGCGGTGCCGCTCGAGGCGTCGGAGACCTTGCCGTCGTTTGCGCCGTAGAGGACCGTGCCGCGGGCGATCGCCGAGTCGATGGTGCATTCGATCTCGAACGTGCCGGGATAATTGGAGAGCCTTACGGAGACATCCTCGGTGATGAGGACGGCGTATTCCGTAACGCCGATGTAGTCTTCGCCCGCGTCTGCATAGACGACCTCCGGGGGAGTCGTTGTCGTGCCGCTTTTTATCTTGACCCGGCGGTGCGCCTCGAGGGCCTCGCCTGCTTTGAATGTTTTGATTCCTGGATTCATGGTCTACCTCCCTCTGCCTGTGTTGGCTTTATTGATGTAATCCGCGTGCTTTGCGGGATGCTTGGTCCTGATGGCCTGCATGGCGATGAACTTCGAGCATTTGTTCGCGGCCATGTGCTCCTCGACAAGGGCCATGAAGTCTTTACCGTCGCCTGCCTGATCGGTTTCTGTGCCGGGATCCCCAGCGCCGGTCTTTTTCAGGCCCGCGAGGATCTCCTCTTTCTTCTTCTCCTCACCGTTCTGTGTGACGGAGACCGCGGGGTTTGCCGCCCTGAAAGCGGCATACTGCTCGACTGTGGCGCCGCTTTTGACGATCGCGGTGAACTGGTCCGCCTGGTCCTTGCCGAAGTGTGCCCCGGCGAGACCCAGGATGCGCGTCCGTTCTGCTTCCGCTGCCTGCGCGCTGGGGCCTTCCAGGTCGGCGTCTTTTACTGCCTGCTCGCGTACCGCTGCCGTAAGTTCCGGGTAAGCGGCGGCGAGCTGTTCGATTGTGGTGATAACTTTATCTGACATGCTCTTCTCCTTCCCGGAGGCTGTCATTCCTCCAGAGTTTTTTATTCCTGCCGGATTGCCGGCAAGGCCGATCAAATTGTCAAGGGTCATGATGCCGTCGATGAGACCGGCGTCCACTGCCTGCTGGCCGATGAAATAGTCCTTTACGTCAGTGGACATCCTGGTGAGCACCGTCTCCGGGGATACCCCGCGATAACGGGCGATGGTATTGATGAAGAGGGAATAGTAGTAATCCACTTTCTCCTCGATGGTCATGCGGGCCTCTTCGGTCAGGGGGCCGTCTGTAACAAGCCCCTTGTATTTGCCTCGGTAGATCTTCGTGGTGACAATGCCCGCTCCCTGCTCCCTGGCTGAGGTGTCCCTGTGGACGGCGATCACCCCGATGGAGCCCACTATCGCGGCCACATCGGTCGCATACACCCGGGATGCGGCGGCGCCGATGAGATACGCGGCGGACGCCATGGTCCCGTAGGCGAGGGATATGATGTCTTTTGCTCCGCGGGATCCGTAGACCAGGTCCGCGAACTCGAAGATGCCGTCGAGGGAGCCTCCCGGGGAATCAAGCACGAGGATTATGGTGTGGATCAGCGGGTCCGAGAGTGCGGTCCTGAAATCGGCGGATATCTTTTCGACAGGGATCCCGCCGGAGATCTCCATGAAGAGGTCCATGCGCTTCGCAATCACACCGTATGCTGATATTATTGCCACGCCGTTTTTGACCTGGTAGGGCTTCTGCTCGTTGTTGAGAGGCCTGCCGAGCTGCGCTTCGATGGCCTTGATGTCAGGGGTCTTGCCGTCGCGGTGGTCGGTGTATATGCGGCAGATCTCCTGGAGCATCTCGGGGGTTACCGCCCAGGGCGTGTTATGGATGAGCGCGCCGGTATATTCAAGCTTCATCGCCTGCTCCTTTCATGTCGTCGACGGCGCTATCGCCGGTATCGTTTTCTTTTTCCGCCCACTGCTCCGCCTTGTCCGGTGTGATCTTCTCTTCCGTGAGTCCCCGCTCTCTCATCATCTCCTGTTCCTCCTCGAGCTGATCCATGACCGCCCTCAATTCTCCGCCCCGCTCGGCAATCGCCTCCGCGCGGGTCTTGATATTGTTTTGGATAAGGATCACGTCCGCCTGGGCTGCCTTGATCGGCTCGATATCGCCCTTCGGGGATCCGCGCCAGTCGGCATGCGTCAGGCCATCGATATTGAGATAAAAATCAGGCGCGTCGAATTCTCCCCTTAAGTAGGCCTCCTCCATGAGCATCGTGTAAATGGGCTGGCAGGTGTCTTCCCCGAGCCAGGTGCGGTGCATCATAAAGACCCGCCAGGCGTCGAGCATGGCGGACCGGAAGCCGGCGAAGTTAACGCCCTCGACATCCTTGAAGGCTACGGGGTAGGGGATGTTGATCCCCATGGCGACCGCCTTCTTGATGATCTTCGTGAAAGGGTCGAAGGTGGCGCCGGGCCTGTTGGGAGACAGGAGGTGGGGCTTCTGCCCCTGCTCGCCGTAATAGATCCCGCCGGCCTGGAGCATCTCGTAGCGGATCTTCTTGGATGTGCCGTCGGGTTTGGCCGCCGTCTCCGTGAAGGATGCAAGGTTGTTCGCGATCCCGAGAGGATCCTGGCCGGGGGCAAGCTCGATGAACATCGATATCGTTGATGCGATGATGTTCGACACAAGCTCGGAATCGAGGTATTCGTTAAGGTCCCGCAGGAATTTCATTGACGGGGCGAGAAGCGGCATGCCGCGTATCTGCTCGGGCTCGCGCGAGATGAAACGGTGAATCACGTTCGGCCGGTGGCCGCTATATGCCGGGATCCTGAGGAAGTTAGCCGATGTATCGGGGAGCTGGGCGCCGGCGGTCTTTGCCGCGCTCTTCTTGATCCAGTATGCTGCCGGCTCGCCGTATGAGCCGAGCTCGACGCCGTCCTTGATCTGCGGGTCATTGATCCTGTCTATGGGCGTTTTCAGGCGGAGGGGGTTTATCACGCGGCATGCGAGCATGTATGGCCGCGCTGGGTTATCAATCATGTGGATGAGCATGAGATATTCTCCGTACTCGCAGAGATTGCGGATCAGGAGATACTGCAGGGCGCCGAACGTCATGGTGCCCGATGCGTCTGCGATCCTCTGCCATTTCTGATAGATGCCGCGCTGTTTGTCCTGGAGGGTTCGCACCTCCTTTTTGTCGAGGCCGAGGATATTCGCGTCGAGGGTGGGGATAGGGCGCAGGCCGGATCCGGCGATCATCGTCGCGAAGGTATCCACGACGCCGGCGGCATGGGGGTCGTTATTTGTCAGGTCGATGGACCGGGCGATGATGAATTCGCGCTCCATCGCTTCCTGCTGCCGGGAATAGAGACGCCGCGGGATCCAGTTCTTCAGGGAATCCGTACGCTCTGCTGCCTGGCGGCGATAATTGTAATAGCTATCCGGGACGAGCTGGATCGCGTTCCCGTTCGGCGCGTAGAGGACCGGCATCCTTTTTGCCCCGGTAGCCGCAGCCATTTCTATGGCGACTGCATTCCGGGCGGCGGTGAATATCTCAAGCTTGCGGGTGGCGTCGGCGTTCATCATGGTGTCATTCCCTGGCCTTGAGGCCGCGGCTCAATACGGGCCCGCCGATTCCCTGCTCGGATCTGTAGCGGGCGAGAAGGATCTCTTCGCGTTTGGAGAGCTCTCCCAGGTTCGCGCGGCTTAAGCGCTTGCCGTCGATGCTCACATCTTGGCCGGACATGACGGCAGTGATCGCCGCCTGAACTTCTTCGAGCTGTTCAAGTGTGGTTTTGAGGGCCACGGTTAGTAGCCCCCGAGGTCTGAAGCGTGGAAGGTGTTGCGCATGAGGAGATTGTAAAATCAGTTTTTTGCGGACTTTCCGTTTTTGGGAGTTATTTAGGGGGTAGCAGGGGGGTTATTTGGGGGGTTTCTGGGGGGTTATTTTTCTTGACAGGGGTTTTTAATAGCCTGTAGATGACGTAGATACGTCGATCGGTGCAAGGTTTTTGGGGATGCTTGGAAGAGATAAAGTTTGCCTAGAAGAAGGGATATTGTTAAATATCAACTCCACCTACAAACAATTGTATGGTTGGTATATAAAACCGATGATTACCGAAAGAAACAAATCATGCAAGGTATTATCCAATATGATGTCCCACGCTTTCTAGGAACATCCTTCACAATTTATTTTCTTCATTGTTGTTTTCAGCGAATTATTTCATCACGTTCTTTGAGCGCTGTAATTTCACTTTCGAGTATATACTTTAAACGTGATGGATCCATCGACAGCATCTCATCGATCATCGAGATAAGATGCCTTGCTGTAAGCACTCTCGGCAACAAAACATAATCAGCTCCTTCTGTATACATCTTTAAGGCTCTTTGTACGCTCTCGGCCGTAACAATGATCTTTGCGTGGGGGCTGATATTTTTTATATGCCTTATAAGTTTCAGATTATCCGTTCCGACCAATATAGTGTCAGGTATCGTAGAAATAACCAGCTTAGCTTTATGGATTCCGGCGTGGTGGAGCGTGTCAAGGTGGCCGATATCCCCATATATGACCTTGATACCCATTGCCTGGAGCGTTGAGTGCACTTCCGGATTGAAGTCAACCACCACGATCTTATCCTTTAACTTTGCCAATGAAGCGTTTTGATCCA